GTTCGTGTTGTATATGGTTATAGCCAAACAACAAAGACTGACACAATTTCATTCGACATTTTATACGGTATCGCAACATTACGTAGCACATTGCTTGTAAGATTAGCAGATGCATTTTAATGGTTGATTTTTAAGGGTGAGGGTATATTTTGCCCTTGCCCTTAATTTTATAATAGGAGGAAACAATGTATATTACACGAGATGATTATATGAATTTTAGCGGTATCGATTTGCAGATTGAATTGCGTGGTACGGCAACGGACAACCCATCACGAGCAGTCGAGATATTTATTGAGCGTGTTGAAGGGTGGGTGCTTGATTATTTAGCGTATAAGTACAATTTAACAACGGCACATGAGGAATTTGACGCAACGGTATTTGGCAATGCGGTGCTACACCAAATTGATTATATTAGACGTAATGGTGAGTTATCGATTGACACTGTGCCAGCGGGCAAGGTGCTAGCACCTAATGCTTATAATGTGCTTAAAGCGGGTGGTATGTGTAATAGTGTGCATCATAGGGTTGAGGATATATTATGGCAATAGATTTAAGACAAACACGTAACGAGAAATTAACACGGTGCAAATATTATGCACCGGAGTATGTTAATAATAATAAGTTAACGCAAAATGTTGAGTGCAGTGGTATATTTTACGCCAAGGACAGCGTACCATTTAGCAAGACGTCAATTGCCATGGGCAACGCGTTAATAACACAAATCACGGGTGAGATTAGCACTAATGATTACGTGCCATCGTTAAGTAATATGTGGTATGTGGATTATGGTGGCGAGTTATATATTGTTGAGAGTATTGTCGTTGATGATGCGAACAAAACGAAGCAGTTTTCTTCACGCCCGGCATCCGTGACGACGATTAGGTTGCGACGATGAGCGAACAGGCATTTTGGCAGTTAGCATATACCCAATTACTCAATATGTGTCCACGCGATACGCACAATATGGTTAACCACATAACGCTTGAGGATCGTGAGGACGTATGGGTGATTACGGTATCAGGACCAACGGCTAAATATGATTATGCAAAAGCGGTTAACTACGGGTTAAACGCACAGGCACAAGGGCGAACAATGTCGGTTAAAGAGCAGCGTAATTATATGTGGATCGAACGTGCGTTGGCTCAGGCGGCAGAGGTATTTGGTGAGGTGAGATATGAGATACAGTGAGTATTTACAAAGCATTTTAACGACCGTTACGGTAACAGATGAGTTAACGTATGTTCATAACGGTGATGGTGTTGCGGTAGTGGTTAAGTACCTTAATGGGACAAATTATCGTGATAGTGTTGTGCAACCTATACAATTACTTATATATACCGATGACGTTATGACGACAAAGGCGATATTTGATACGTTTACGAAGACGTATAACAACGTACCATATACGGATGATTTCACATACGTTAACCAATTATACTCGACGCCGATGGTTGTTAGCAATTTTGGGCAAATAGGTAATAATTATTCAAGCCAGTTGATCGTTAATGGCACGCTTATTATAAGCGAAAACATAAGCGATATTAAGCAAGTGCTAATTGATGGTTATATTGTGGAAACAACATCACGTATTATTACATACGTTGGCGTGGTTGATAATACACGCGTCAGTGGTGCGCACCTAAACACTAGCAATATACCACAAGCAAATTTACGATTTACGTTTACTATTTTGGGAAAAGCAACCCCGCTATGGACTAAAATTAGACGTATTAGAACGGGCTTGCTCGATATTAATACGTCGTTTACGCTTGTGCTAAATTATACCGATAATGATGAAAGTGAAAGTTATTTGGTAAAAATGGATAGTTTTGCAATTAACAGTGAAAACCAAGCATTACCATCCGCAACAATAACTTTTATTAAGTGATAATATGGCACAAGTTGATATTATTATTCACAAAGATACGGAAAAGCAAGCGGTTGCAGTTGAAAATCAACGAGCATTGATGGTTGAACCGGGCAAACCTAATTTACAAACGCAAGCCATAAATACGGCGTTGATTGACGCTGGGCGGTCGATTATTATGCAAGGTATGGCTCATTATGGCGATTTAACGGGCGATTATATGTCGCAAGCACGGGTTAATGAGGCGTTAGGGCTTGCAGGTGATGTGCTGATGATTGTAAAAGGTGGTGTGGTTGGTGCGATAGCGGTCGGTGCTAAATACGCTACACAAGCGATAAATAGTATGATACAGCAACGACAAAACAATATACGCATTGATTATATGCGTAAGCACACGGGTTATATTGAAGCAAAGGGGAGCAGATATGGTGATATTACTTAATGGTATAGCAATACCGTATAAAGACGGTATAACAATAACCGAACGATACAATGAAACGCTTGATGTCGGGCAGTTGATTATACCACAAGTTGCTGAGTTAGCGGTTGAGCCGATGGACGTCGTACAAATTGATAGCAAATATATGCTTGTGTCGAGTGTAACAAAGCGAGTTAGTAAATGGGTAGCACCTAAAGAGTACAATTACGAAATTGGGTTAATATCACCAACGATTAAATTACAACGAATTATATTGCCTAATCGATCAATTACACAGCGAGTAGGTGGAACGCCTAAATATTTAATCGATATTATAAATCAATACGTGCAAATGTATGCACCACAATTTAGCGTTGCACGGGCAATTGTCGATAAATGCGATGATGTGCTATGCCCTGAATTTCAATGGAATCGCCCGACATTATTCGAAGTGCTTAACGATTTATTGAGCGTGGTAAATTGTGTGGTAACCGTGCCAATATATACAACAATGGGAATTGGTGTTATATCGTGCCTTGATTTAGCAACACGTGGAAGTGCGATACCTGACACATACCTTAATAATTTAGAAGAAACACACACGATCGAGGAATATGCTTCGCACCTTGAAATAGAAGCGGAAAATGCCGTTGTAAAATATAAAAATACATCAACCATTGATTATGTAACGGCTAGGACAACGCAGGATGTATTTCTCAATACAAGCAATTTAGAAATTGTTGTTGATAAACCGATATATAAGGTGAATAAGGTATTGTTTAGGTATGTTTACGAAATATCGATGGGTACATGGGTTATTTTAGAGGCTGATATTTCTAATAGAATTGTTGAAAAGAGTGTTTATGATTTAATGGCATTATCAAATAGTACTGGTGATGTTGCTGGTGAATATAAACGGGATCGATTATATTATGTTGAGGGTAGTAATTTTATTGGTGGTTTGGGGTATAGTGAAAGCACTATTTTTGGAATATCATCAAATATTGCTATTGTTAATATATTACGTAATATAATCCCATACCCAACTAATGTTGACATCCCAACGAGTGGACCACATATATTTAATTTCGTGTATTACGTGGAATATACAACGATTGACAACGTTAAATTTAAGGCGGAAAAGCAAGTACCGTATAAATATGAGAGTACGCTAGTTGACAATCAAGACACGACTTACGTTGACACAAACGCGCTTGCAAATCGTGAACAGCAAAGAATTAACCGTATGGGCAATGCCGAGATAATTATTACTGGCAAATGTCCGTTATTAACAAACGTTCCAGCGTTGGCACAGACACGTGGAGTATATGTATTAACCGAACGAACGTATGTGCTATATAATAATTATGTGCAATTTAGTGGTAAATTAAGCAAATATTACGCTAGCAAATATATGTTTGCAGGTATTAACACAAAACGTCGTTATACGAGGTTGGCAAGTGAGAGCGAGGCGTTAATGAGTAATCATTTAACTAGAGTTGAATTGATATTATCGACGACGAATGCAACCGTTAATGCACCACTCGAAAATTATATGTTGCAATTTGGTAAAGCGAATAGTAGCATAAAGACAGCGGTATTTCAGGCGACACTCGGTTATATGTCGTATAGCCCATTGTTTGCGGTTGCAGGTGCGTCATATCGTGTGGGTAATAGCGTGGTATATACGTTTAAAATGCAAAACAACATAAGTGTTGGGCATAAAATTGTTTTAATTGGTACGACGCCAACGTTACAGGACGCAAAATATGTTGATGATTATGGTGAGTTTATCACGTGCGATATTGCATTATATAAGAGCATAAATAACATCGATATTTATAGCGATAATGATGATAAATTTGATGCTGGTGTTGTAAATACTAGAAATTATCCACAAATCACGCCATCGTTGCTTGATATAAATGAGCGTGTATATAGTCGTACGGGTTTATATCGCTATAAAGATAACCGAGAAATTACGGCTGAAACATTGCAATTTGTTGTAAATAGCAATGAAGATATTGTTGTTGGAGATTTGTTTTTTATGGAAAATCCTATGGTATATAGTGGAGTAACTGATAAGCAATTATATGTTGCTTGGAGCAATATCGGTGTATATACTTATGGTGACAATACAATTAAAGGTAATATGGCTGAAGGTTTTACGGTAACGATAACCGGTAATTCAATCAATGTTGTAATAAGCGATGAAGGTTTCACTTGGGCTAACGTATCGTGTTGGGCGATATGTGATAGCACAGGAAAATTATATATTGGTGTAAATGCAACGAATAATACAATTTATCTCACGCAGGAGGTTTAAAAATAAATGATATTAAATTATAATAGCACCACATATCAGTTAGCAACCAAAACAACTGAAAGTGGTGAAACTTGGGTCGTTGGCGATACTGGGGTTAAAACACTCAAGATATATTTTACCGGTATTACAGCGGTTAACGTTGATAATTACGAGTGTATTGCAATAATCGAGCGTGCTGACGGGTCATTGAGCAACAATATATTAGCGACACCGGTTAGCACAGGATACTATAAAATTATCACAAATGATTGGATTTGTGGTATCGAAGGAACAATTGAAATTACTGTTAAATTGCGACAAAGCGATGGCAGTGGTGGGTATTTGACAACAACGTTTGGGCTTGCGACAATTGATATTGCGGCTGGTAATTTGCCTGGTGATGATACGATTACAGACGCACAGTATCAAGCGTTATTAACAGCGTTAAATGCTGCGGCGGCGGATGGCATAACTAACCTTAATTATGAGTTAGACATTGCATCAATGGTATTAACTGATATCGATCAAGTTATAACTCAAGGTGCATATCAATTCTTTTACCACGATGGCGGGGAAACGTTTAATAAAAAAGCGTTAATGATTATAAGCGAACGTGATGGCGATTTTTTAGATGAAACTGTATTATTATATAACGAGATAAGGGTAAGAACTTATGATGTGGAAAATAAAACTTGGGGTGCTTGGACATCATTTGTTATAAGCACTTATAAAGGATATATTGACGGATTGCTTGCTGGGACACAAGCGGTTGATGCCGTTAAATATGATACAGCAAGTCCAGCAGCAACGCTTAACATTGGTGAAACACGTTGGAATGATACCTTAAAAACAATTGAAACTAAATTATCGGCAAGCGTCGTATTGCAACACGGGCAAGAGGTGTTAGTGCGTGTGTTCAACAATTCAGGTGCTAGTATAAGTAACGGCACAGCCGTATATATAAGTGGAGCACCGGGTTCATCGCCGATTGCGTATATTGAAAAAGCAAGCAATACAAATTATGCACAATCATCACGAGTGCTTGGTTTGGCGACAGAAACGATTGCCGACCAAGCGTATGGTTTTGCTTGTGTAATGGGTGTAGTTAATGACGTCAACACATCATCATTTAGTGTCGGTGATGTGGTGTATTTGAGTGGTACGGCTGGGACATTAACGGCAGTTGCACCAACACCACCGTCAATAAAAGTTGCGGTCGGTATTGTGCTACAAAGTCATTCAAGCAATGGGCGTATTATCGTTAGACCGTTATTTTTCCCTAGACCTGAAGATTTAAGCAATGTTAACGTATCGGCAATGGCGGTTGGTGATGTGCTAATGCGTAATAATAGTGATAATTGGCAAAACGAACAGGTGTACACCAAAGCACAAGCCGACACTAAATTCGTTGATGTTGCGGGCGATACGATGAGCGGTGCGTTAGCAATGGGAACGAATAAAATCACTGGACTTGGCGATGGCGTAGATGCAAAAGACGCCGCTAATTTAGACAATGTCGACGCTAAAATTGAAACACACAACGAAGCAATCGCAGGAAACCATTTAGATATTAGAGAATTGATAGACGATTTGGAACGAGAAATATCAAGATTAGACGCCAGAGGGAAAAGTTTTGGTGAAATAGCGTATAAAAACAGCGACCTTATTGCAATGGAAGATGACGCTGCGAGAGCGTTAGCGATTAAAAACGATATTGAGGCGAGAGCGATTGTAACAACATATATTCCGCTTATACACGATTTGATTTATACCGCAAATGCTGATGGTGAAAACACATACGAGTGGGAATACAACGGAACAATTTGGGTAAATAATGGGCAATGGACGATAGATAAAGCAACAAACGACGAGTATGGCACAGTTAAAGGCGATGGGACTTATGTATCTATTGTCAATAGCATTATGCAAATACTTAAAGCCGATTATGCTGATAAATTAGGCACAAGTGTTAGCAATTATACTTACACACAAATATATAATGCACTTGCCGACCGATATACCAAAGCCGAAACTAATGCGTTAATTGACGCATTAAAGACAGCGTTTGGGTGGGAAGAAAGCGAATTACACAGTCGCACATACACCTCGGCTGATACGTTCCCGTATGGGACAAACGCAGAGATTATTGATTACTCCGAATTGAGCCTATACGATTATGCGTTAATCACATACGTGTTAGACGGCGAACATTTTACGCAAATGATACGGGTTGACGCTAATATATTGGCAAATGGCGTTTTGTATAAATATGAAAATGACGGCGCGACAAATTACGTAAAATTATATATGGACTCTGCTAAGGATTACGTATTATTTGACACAAATTACAATTTAACTCCAAGTGGTTCGCACACACTAAAATTACAAATTGACGGTATAAAAATTAAGCCGATTGACACGACCTACGAGAAAATCGCTAACAAGTTAGCCACTTGGCAAGAAACGCCCGATGACACGCATTACCCAAGCGAGAAGTTAGTAAAAGACAGTTTAGATGTTGTTGTTGAAGAAACAAGAGATGTAGGAACAACAGAAATATCATTTGAAAATGGGAAAGTGGTGGCAATCACAAGTGATAATTGCACAACTAATTTACTATATGGTGCAAACGGTAACATCCAAAAAATAACCGAAACATATGCAGACGGTAAATCATACGAAACAACTTATACAAAAGACGTCGAAGGACGTATAAAAACTATGACGAAAGCAGAGGTATAAAAAATGGGAGTCAATTTAACTCATGTATTAAATGATGTTATATACATCAAAAACGTGGATGATGACGTAAACTTCATTAAAAGAATAACCGAGTATGGTGTTCGTGAAGTTGTCGGACAATCCGCAAGTGAACTCGAAAGAGTTACAAGACTTAATGGAGTCAAAACAGTAGGCGATGCTACAGGATTAGTTGCAAACGTAGCTATCGACGGTGCATTAGCAGAGAACTCATTCGACTTTATTCCAATCTTCCAACGTTCAAAAGAAAACATCATCGCAACTGATTTGAGCGCTAATGATGTATCTAACACTTTTGTTAAGGTAAGGAAGTATTACATCAAAGAAGAATGGGTCGAAGAAGGTGGTGTAGATTATCACTATCTATGGATGTGTGAAACCAAATTAGATGAAGGTTATAGACTACCGTTGCCATTCAAAAAGCAAGACGGCAGCGAACGCGACTACGCATATATTGGAGCATACGAAGCCTATTTAGACGGTAATAATAAGTTACGTTCACTCACAGGTCAAATTCCTAAAATAAGTTATTCAAGAAATAGCTTTAGAACAGCAGCAAGAGCATTAGACGGGTTAGGTGTAAATTCTAAGTATCAAATTACTGACTTAGCAGAATACGTTGATTTAGTTCAAATTCCGTTCATGATTGAGTTTGCTACAAAACATTCTCAAGGCGTGTTCTCAGGCGCAACTTCAATGGCATATAGCGCGTCATATACTGCTATTGCAGATGGCACAGGAGTTAACGCTATTGTAGTATCAAACGCAACAGGTGCAGCGTTTGTATTAGGTCAAACAGTATCTATCGGTACATCAAATAGTAATGACTCTATTGCAAAAGATAGAATTGTCACGCAAATAGATGTTGATACACCTAACGCAGGAGAAACGACAATCACGTTTGACGGTGCAGTTGTGAATATTACTATTGGCAATGTTATCGCTTCAAGAGCATGGAAAACAGGTATGACAGACAGCGTTAAAGTAAGCGGTACACACGCGTTAAATGACGGCAAACATTCGATTGTATGGCGTGGATTAGAAAATCCATTTGGTAACATCTGGAAGCATGTTGACGGTGTTAAAATTTCGTATTGGCGTGGATACGTTGCAGGGCATCCAAAAGACTATAACGACACAGCGTCCGTTGCTGGCGTATATGCAGAACCTTACTTACCGCTTGGATATCTTAATGCAAACACAGATAATTACGCACAAGAACTTGGTTATGACGCAAATTATCCATATGCGAAACTCCCAATTATCGTTCAAGCAAGTAGTGGTTTATTCTTTAGAGATTATTATTATCAAAACTCTGGGGATAGAACGGTATTCGTCGGCGGTTGTTGGCATAGCGGTTCTGATGCTGGTCTGTGCTATTGGTCTCTGGTCCGCGCTCTCGGTTCTACGGACTTCAATATTGGTGCTCGGCTTTCGTATCGCCCTTAAGGGGGTTTCAATGGGGGTCTTCCCCCAATGAGAATATAGGGTTTTAAGGGGTTGTGCGGTGCAGTTTTCGTGTGTTCGTTTGGGTTCGTCGGCGGTTCTTGGGGTGGCGGTTCTGGTGCTGGTCTGTGGTGTTGGTCTCTGGTCCGCGCTCTCGGTTCTGCGGGCTTCTCTCTTGGTGCTCGGCTTTCTATGGTCAAGCACTGCACAATCCTTACCACTTGGTAAAAAATGGCTATTAAGGGAATAGTTTAGTAGGGTACTCGAAACACTATTATTGCCACAGAAAGGTTACTTATGAAAAGAGTAGGAAACATCTATCACAAAATATACGAAAAAGATAACATACGCCAAGCTATCTTGTCAGCAAGTCAAGGCAAAAGGCATAAGCGCGGAGTCATGAAAGTTTTTGAAAACATAGACAAAGCAATTGACCTTGTACATGACATCCTTAAAAATAAAACGTATATCCCTAATCCATATTGGGAATCAGTCCTAGTAGACGGAGCGAGTAAGAAAGAGCGAATTATTTATAAACCAAAGTTCTTTCCTGATCAAGTGATTCATTGGTGTTTAATGAACATCATCAAGCCGCAAGTTGTACGCGGTATGTACAAATGGAGTTGTGCTTCGATTCCAAGTCGTGGCACGCTATACGCAAAGAAGGCCACAGAGAAATGGATACGCACAGACCACGCAAATACACGATACGCACTTAAGATTGATATTAAGAAGTATTATCCAAACATCAACAAAGAAACGTTAAAATCGAAATTTAGAAGGATTATTAAAGACCCAGATGTATTGTGGTTGTTAGATATCATTATCGATAGTCATCATCTGGGAATACCTATTGGCAACTACACATCACAATGGTTTGCAAATTTCTATTTACAGGATTTAGATCACTACATTAAACAAAATTTAGGAGCAACCTATTACGTAAGATATATGGATGACATGGTCATTTTTGGAAGCAACAAAAAGAAACTACGCAAAGACAAAATACTCATTGAGAAATTCTTAGAAAACGAAAGTTTAACAATCAAAGAGAATTGGCAGGTGTTCAATATAGACAAACGTCCGCTCGACTTCGTTGGATATGTATTCAAACGCGACAAGACGTATGTCCGTAAAAGGATTACGGCAAGGATGAGGAAAAAGCATTTAAGATTTGAAAGGCAACCGACAAAACATTTAGCATGCAGCATGATGAGTTATTTAGGTTGGCTTATGCATTCGGATTCTTACATTTTGTATAAGAAGTACTTTAAAAATATAAAACTTATGAAGGAGTTTATCAAACATGAAAATTAGAAAGATTAAACAAGAATCAACTCAAGTACCAGATGATACAGCCATCAGACATCTAAGTGGTACAATTTATGAACTCATCGGGAATGAGAACGTCACGTCAAAACAAAAAGTCATGGTCGGCAAAGAAGTGACAGTGTACGAGTCTGAATTGACACACATCACAACGTCAATCACAAGACGCGACGAGATGATTTCCGCGCTTATTAGATTGAGATACACCCAAGACGCTGAATTTGCACTAATCAACAAAGGCATTCTAAATGCACAAGACCCAGAATATGTTGTATATCGTGCATACGTTGACGTGTGTAAAACACAAGCAAATATATATTTTGAATAGGGCTTCGGCTCTACTCTGCCCTATGGGGTGATGATGTATGGCTATCGCTATATTGGCTTTGATAACAAGGTTGTTGTTACCGATAGTGTTACGAGCAAGGTCTATAAAATCACTCCAGCAATAGCAAGTGGTGTATTATCGTGGACTTTAACGGAGGTATAAACAAATGGATTTAACAATTACGGCTTATGTATTATTGGTTAAGCGTGGTAAATTAACCATTGAACAAGTGCCAGCACAATATCGTGATGAAGTGGCTCAAAAAGTTAGTCAGTAAATTATGGGTGCTTATATCAACACCGACGATGCTTATATCATTCTTGCTCGCTTGGATTATTACAAATGGGTGGGCGTATGCAATGCTCGGTGTTGGTATATGGCTTGATATTACTTGGGCAAAAGCAGTGAGTGGGACGTATCTTGGTATCTTGTGGTTACCTTTTACGCCCGAGAAACTGATAACCGTTCCACTCGCTTTATTTATTCAAAAAGTATTATTTAGGAGGAAAGCAAAAAATGATTGTTGACATTGATTTAAAGGCACTTGAAAATATCAAGGACGGTGATGTCGTCGTTATGCGTGGGCATAAAGCCGTTACTATAAGCAAGGATGAATTATTGAAAGAATTATCAAGCAAGGTGAAAAGCGTTGAATTGGCGGATGCTGAACGGGCAAGACAATATGAAATACTCAACGAAAAAGTTGAGTTTATCAAAGACACATTTAATGAGGTTATCGGTATTTTAGGAGGTGTTGTAAAATGAAATATATGCTTTTAATTATATTTTTATTAACGATTACATTACCAGTGTATGGTGCGGATGCAACAACGGTGGTTGAGGATGCGTGGAATAAATATATTGTCGCTGCCGTTGCAGGTGGTAGTGTTACCGGGCTTGCACAACTTGGATGGTCGTTTATTGGCTCAAAAATTAACAAGAAAAAGCAACAAGTATGGGATAACGCAATCAACCAAGCAAACACGCTTAATGCTAACGCAACAACCGCCTTAATCAAATTCGATGCGTTGGCAAAAGAGGTGGTTGATAAGGTTGATATTACACGTAACGAGATGGTTGCGGTTAAAGGCGAGTTTAAGGTGTTGAGTGATAATGTAACAACGATGCAAGACAAATTTAAAGCAGGTGCTGAGGCGTTAAATGAAAAAATTAAGAACTCTCAAGACGCTTAATTTTCTCTTACCGCCATTACCGTT